TTTTGCTGCCGGTGCTGCTGGTGGTTTTGCTGCCGGTGCTGCTGGTGGTTTTGCTGCCGGTGCTGCTGGTGGTTTTGCTGCTGCTGGTGTTTTTGTTACAAGTGGTCCTGTTTTTTTTACATGTGGTGATGCGATAAATTGTGCAAGTTTTCGTACAGAGCTAGGTATAGGACCTGGTGCTGAGGTTTGTGTTCCGGAGTTTGCATTTTCATATAATGATATTCTAGTTTTTTTTTGTATAATAGGTGTTTTTGAAAATCGTTTATTTGAATATTTTTTACCAATGTATTTTCTTTTAATATATGTAGTTTTTTTAATATTGCTATTATATGTATTAGAAAGTTGATTAGAATTATTAGATGTATTTTGTTGTTGTGAAATATATAATATTCCAGGTATTAAAGCTAAAATAAAAAAACTTTCCATTATTAATGTTATAGTTTATTTATTTATTTTTTATAAATTATATTTTTTACTTATTTAAAGATTTATTAATATAATAATATAAAAAATTATTAAAGAATTTTAAAAATATTATCATTGTTTAAATGGCACCAAAACGAAAGGGAGAAGCAAAAAAAAATATTAACAAAAATCTCATCAAAGTGGAAGACCGAGACCTTCTTGATGAAGACCCACCAATTACAGGACAAAAATTTTACCTTGTATCTTTTCTTGAACCAGAAGAAATTCTTAAACAAAAGGAAACTTTTATGTTTGAAAAGTTTATGGATTCAACATTATCTGAATTGGGAGATGTACTTAAATTTCTTGAGAATAAGTATGTTGATGACAAGGGGATTTTCAATACTATCCGTCAGCGATATGATTATCTTACAACAAAGAATTTCCACGAACAATATCAATATTTTAAACGCAATGCCGATGACCTTGAAGAGGAATATTATGCAAAAAATGATTTCCAACCTACCCGACGAGGATTTAAGGTTCGTGGAGCATATGATTCAATCCCAGAGGCACAAGCGAAATGTAAGAAACTCCGTGTTCTTGATCCAAATCACCATATACATGTGGCTCAATTGGGTACTTGGTGTCTATTTAACCCTAATCCAGATGACATTGCTGATCAACAATATGCTTATGAAGAACTTAATACCCTTATGTCAAAATATCTTGAAAATAGACAACATGCTAAAGAATTTTTCGATAATCGTAAGAATGAGCTAATTGAAGACAATATTAAGGAAAACAAAGAAAAACAAAAGAAAAATGACCAACAAAAATTAGAAGATATTACTGAAGATCAAGAAGGAGAAAAAGAAGCAGAAAATGAGATTGTTCCTCAAGCAATAGCTGGTCTTGAAGATGATGATCCATGGATGAAACAAAAGATGGAACAAGAACGACAAAAGAAGGAAGCAGAAAAACAAAAAGAAGAAGATGATGACGAGTTTGAGGGATATTCAGTTGATAAACTTGATGAAATGTGTAATGAAACAGTAGAGAAGAAAGATACTTAATAAAATATTGAAATAAAAACAAGAATATGAAATGAAATGAAATGAAATGAAATGAAATGAAATGAAATGAAATAAATTTTTTATTTTTCTAAAAATAATATTTATAATAATATTATATTATTATATAAATATAATTCAATCTTATATATAGAAACAACTTATTATTATATTTATATATGATAGAAGATCCAAAAGAAAGATGTATAAGTGATAGTACAATAGTAAGTAGTTTAAATTCGGAAACAGTAAGTAATAATGTATATAAGTATAATGGATTTATAAATAATGAAAATATAGAGTATAATATATTTATGTCAAATACTTTATTAAATGCGGTAAATGATATGAAATTATTAAAAGATGAATATAATAAAATACATAAAAGATTAGATGAATATGATAAATTATTGGAAAAAGATATAAACTTATTTAATAAAATGAAAGAAAAAGAAATAGAAAATAAAAAGTTGGATATGAGTCCTCCTGAATATTATGAAGAAAATATATATTTTCAAAACTTGAAATTAGATAAAAAATTTGATATAAGTAAAAATTTTGATAAAAATTTCTTAAAAAAATTAATTGTTATTAACTTATATATTTTATAAAATATTTAAATTAATTCCCAACAAGACATATAAACATGTTTTTTATTGTATTTATCAATTTTATGAATTGATGTATCATTGACTTCATAATAATTATTAGCTAATTTATCATCTTTAATAATAGTATAATAATGACCTCCTCCTAAATGACCTGTATGCATTCCAATAGAACGTAATTTATATTTAAAATTAATACCAATAATTGAATTGAAATCAAGTTCGCCATCATTTAATAAAATCCGCCTGTCGTCTTTTAAAATACCTCTTTGAATATGATGATATCTTTTAAATAAAACAACAAGAATTTGTGGCATTTTATAAATTTCTTTTTGTTGAGTACTATTTTGAATAGTGTCATTACATTTTTCACATTTCCAATAAATATTTTTATCACCACCTGTATTTAGTTGTTTTTCAGCAAAATGATTTTTAATACAATCAATTATATCAACATTTTCTTTATCACCAATTAAATCTAGTAAAAGACTATTAAAAGGTGTATAATTATTTGATGTATAATTGCATTTAGCACATTTTGTTTTTTCAATATATTGACCATGAAACATAGGAATTAATGGAGAATAAGTTTTTGAAAAATGATTAAACCAAATTTCATTACATTTTTCTCTAAATTGTGAATTAAATTTATTAACTAAATTGAAAGTATCATCATTAATTTTAATCATATTTAATAATTTAGTTTGTAATTTACTATCCGTTTTATAATTAATACCTATTTCTTCAATTAACATATTTAAAAAGAACATATATAATTCGTGAATGTCATTTTGTTGAACGATCAAAATTTTATGTTTTCTAATATGTTGTTGTAAATTATTAATAAATCTCATTGGTTTCATACGAGCACCTGGATTGGCTGACATTTTTTCAAAAATATCTGCTAAATCGCAAATAACAGGAAGAATTTTTTCATTTTCTTTTTTAATTAATGTACTTGTAGATTGAATAATAGCATTTTCAAAATTGTCAATACATTTTAAACTTTGTAATAATGTATTAAGATAGCAAGTATTGCCTAAATTTTCAATACCACAAAGGCGCAGTCGTTGCATTATATACTAATAATAAATATAAAGTTATTAAATTCCTTTATATTATAAGGGTAATAAAACTTTATATAATTTATGGCATTTTTTGTAATAATATAAAAATATAAAAATAAAAATTTAATTTTCATACTAACATAGGTATATTATTTTGTTGATTATTTTCATTATTTTGATTTCTACAATTATCCAAAGAACCGTATATATTAATCTTATATCATATATATTTATTATATATTAAACTTTATATCAAGTTCTACCAGCATCATTAGGATAAACATTAAAGTAAATAGATTTAATTTTTTTATCAAGTTGTTCTCTATCAAATTGTTCTTCAATTTCGCTTCTTGGTAAAAATCTATAACGAATTTCTTTATTTCTTTCAATATATCTAAGTTTATCTTCAAATAATCCATTCATTATTAAAAACATACCAAGAATAATAAGTAAAACAATAATTGTTTTCATTTTTATTATTTTATAATTATTTTATATTACATTATTAATATTTATATATAAAATTATAAATAAATTTATTATATTACATAATGTCAATTTACTTATATCACGGTTCAGGCTATGATAATATAGATATTCTTATACCTAAACAACCGCTATCTAATGGAAAAAAAATTGATAAATTAGCAATTTATGCAACAAGCAATTGGACAGTTGCATTAATTGCAGGAGTATTTTCATCTATTTGTAAAAATTATAATAAATGTGAGTTGTTTAATTGTTCTTGGGAACATAATAATGAAAAATTAATAATTTGTATACCTAAACTTATATATAAGGAAATGAAAAAATGTAATGATAAATTTGTATATATTTATCGTATTTTGCCAAAAAAATTATTTGGTAAAATATATAATTATGATTCATATTATACATCTACTAAAAATGTACCTGTTTGTGGTAAAGAAGTTATTACTTATAAACAAATATTTGAAATATTACAAAATGAAAAAAAGAAAAAAATTATTACTATTAAATTAGTTTAATTATTTTTTTATGTGTAAAATTATATATGGAAATTCAAAACCGTGTAATAATTGTCAAAAAGTAATATATAATTTATGATTTAAACCCGAACATATAATATATTTATTACCAAAAAATAAATACATTACCAAAATAATAAATAAAAAAAATTAATAAATTCAAAAAAAAATATTTTTTATTATTAAAAAATAAAAATAAAAACTAATAATCATATTATTAAAAATATTTTTAATTATATATACTTATATAATTAAAAATGTCAAATGTATCATCTAATAATAGTATGAAAGATGATCCAATCTTTCGAAATATACCATCAGCACAAAGGAAAGTAGCGAAAACACGTAGACATGAAATAAGGAAAACAAGAAAAATGTTAGGTCTAAATGAATCAAGTCTAAAACCACCCTCTCCATTACTTGTACCAGCATCAGAAACATCAGCATCAACAGTATTAGTACCAAAAGCACCAGCAAGAGCTACTGGTACATTATTTAAAATACCAGAAAAGGAAGAAAAAAGGGCAAGTAATGCCAGAAATGATATGAAAGAATTTGTAAAAATGTTACAGGAACATAAAAAACAATTAATAAATGTAGAAAATGGACCTATATATTCTCATAAGGGTATAAATTTCATAGTAACACATGAATTTACAAGTAAACTTGTATTTAACCAACTTATAAAGAAACTATTATTAGTTAAGAATAAATTTACTGATAGCCGTATAATAATACAACATTTCCGTAATCCAAACATTGTTTATATATATGATGTATCCGATAGACTTAATAAGAAATTATTTGTAGCAATGTCAGAAAAAGAATTAAAAGAGCAAGAAAAAGCGAAAGCAGAACCGAAAGGAAAAGGAAAAGGAAAAAGAAAAGGAAAAGGAAAAGGAAAAGGAAAATAACAATTACTAAAAATCAAAGATAATTAAATAAAAAATTATTATTTTTGTAAAATAATTTATAAGTATATAAAAAAATGATATTTATTATCAAATATAAATACACCTTAAAAATAAAGAAAAATATTATATAAAATATGACTTTGGTATTGTCGCATTCTGATAAATGTTTGGCAAGTTTGCCTAAAATTAATAAAGGATTTAAAGTTAAAGAAAAGCGTGAGTTAGGCAAAGGAATTATTTATGTACGTGATTTGAAAAGTCATGACCCATATGGTATGTATATTGATCCGCGTCGTAATTCTAATAAGCAATATAAGAAATATACTCAATGTATGTTGATTAATACACAGTTGTGCTCCGTGTTAGATGAGGAAAAACGGTATTGTTTTATATGAGGTTAATTCAAGACTATCTAAAACTATTATTAATAATTTTTATTCATCAAAAATTGCATATAAACATTCGTGTATTATTAAAGATGAATATGATAATATAATTGCTGATGGATTTAATTATCAAGCACTATATTTTAAGACAACAGAAAGTATTCATGCGGAAGTATGTGCGATAAATAAGATTAAATATAATAAAGTCCATATGGATAAAATTCATAATTACAAGATTTATGTATTTAGACTTACACATTTACATCAAAAAAAAGATGATATTATAGAAATTAATTGTGGAAATTCGCGACCGTGTTATAATTGTTATAATGAAATTATCAAAGTTGGATTCAAACCAAAAAATATTTATTATTCAATTTAATATAATAAAAATTAAAATAAAAATAAAAATTAAAAAATATTTTTTTAAAATATTTATTATATACATATAATAAATATAAAAATAATTTAATATCTTTATAAAATATAAATAATATAATAAATTCCTATGAATTATTTAAAAGGAGACGGGCAAGTATTTGATAATTTCTATCATATTGACTGTAATGTACAAGATAATATAAATGCAAATTATCAAGAGATACAAGATAAGTTTTGTAATCAGCGATTAGATGCTTCAGCAACATATATGAGATGTTTTAAACCGCCTGAATTAGAAAGTAAATTATGGACTGATACATATCGTACTCGACAATTATTAGCAGGAGAATGTGATATGTTAAAGGGACGATTAGAAGAAAAAATAAATAAACAACAACAACCATTTCCTCAACCATCAAGTATGAAATTCCGCGAACATTCAAAACTTCGTCCAGAATTACCTCACAATTGTAATAAAGCATTACGTGATGAATTATGTCGCCGATGTCAAAATAATTGATAAATAAATATAAAAATATCAACTAATTAAAATAAAATATATAATTATAAAGCATACTTAATTTCAACCAAAAGGGGGAGTATTACCATAAACCCGCTAGCAATTGATATTTATTATATATAATTATTTTATTTTTTTGTAATTTAGATAATTTACTATAAATTATTTGAAAAACATTTTTATCAATATTCATATCATGATGTATAAAGGTATCCGTATCATTTTTATAACCTTTTGTATAATTATTAGAAAAATCAATACCGTAAATATTTAATGATTTAATTTTATCTATATGTTTGAGTAAATAATATATTACTGTTAATCCAGATGTAGGTATTATATCATCTTCTTTATTATAAAATTGTATTAATTCATCAAATATACTGTAATCATAAATTATATGTGGAATATCTAGTAATTCTATACTATTATTTATATTATTGCACATTATATCATTTAATATTGGAAACGAAGATATAATAAATTTTGGAAAATTATTACTTAATGATTTATTAAATAAAAAATTATTCTTTTGAATAGTATCATAAAAATTATAAAATAATATATCTATATTTTTTCCATAATCATTAACATTACAAATTTTATAATACTTATTTATTCTAATAACAATATCCGAATTATCAATTATTTTACCTAAATTACATTTATTTATAGAAACACTTGGTCCTACAATTGTAATATTTTTATGTGAAATATATTCAATAAAATCTAATTCATTTTTAGTAAATATTTTATTCATAATTTAAATAATAAAATAATATTTAAATATAAAATCTAAATAATTATTAAGTAATAATATTTATATATATTAATAATAATAATTTATAAATAAACATATATAAAATATTTTATAATATAAACCAAGTTATTAATAATAATGGAAGCATTATATATAGGTTTAATTTTATCAACAGTAGGATATTATTTATCAAATAACCAAAAAAAGGAAACAGTAAATATTAATGTAAATCCTTTAGATGCTACAAATATATATAATAATAATTTTACAAAAGTAGTACAAAAATCAACAGAAGATAGTGCAAAAAAACAACATAAAAAATATCAAAATATAATGTATAAATCAAAACAAATTGGAAATGTTAAAACACCAATAAAAAGTGATTTATCAGGAGAGATAATAGAAAAATTTTCACATAATAATATGACACCATTTTTTAAAGGAAATCATATTGGAACATTACATGAAGATGGTTTTATTAATAAGTTAGCTGTTGCTACAGGGATGGATCCAACATATGAAAAGAAGAAAGAAATTGGAGTATTTTTTAAACCTGAAGAAAATGTTCAAGAAATATGGGGGAATAAAGTATCATTAGAAAATGAACAATCATATTATGAACCAGGACGTATGAAGACTGGTGAAAAACCATTTCAAGACCAATGGATAGGACCTGGTTTAGGTCAAGATGATTTACAAGGAGGTCATGGTGGATTTAATAGTGGTTTAGAACGTGATACATATATGAATAGATATAAGACTGCAGATGAATTACGTGTTCTTACAAACCCAAAGACAACTTTTGATGGACGTCATGTAGACGGTGTAAAACATAGATTACATTTAGGAAATATAGGTGATGTATGTAAAAATTTACCAGAACGTACAGCAAATTTAAATGAAGGTTATATGTTAAGAACTACAGGTGCTTATACAGGACAACGTCAATATCCTGAACCTGTTGATAAAGCAACAAATCGTCAAGATACAGGAATTCACGAATATGGAGGTATAGCAGGCGATCCAAGTCAGCAACAATATGTTGATGGAGATTATCAATTCCATAATATTAATCAATTAGATGATTTTGGATACAGAAATGTAGCAGCAGGAGAATATGGTAAAGGTGCTGAATTTGACCATGGCAAATCAAATATACTTATTTATACAAATGAACGTACAGAAACTGGTTGTAAAACACATAGAACTAATTTGCGTTCATATATAAAAGCATTAACAGCACCATTATTAGATTTAGCACGTACAACAAATAAAGAATATTTTGTTCAAAATCCACGCACATATGGTATTGTTTCCGCAGATATGGCAAAGAAAATGACAGTATATGATCCAAATGATATTATGAGAACAACAATTAAAGAAACATTAATTCATGATACTGTTAAAAATAATATTAAAGGAAATGAAAAAGGTCAAGTATATCAACAAGATGATGCTAAGACCACATTACGTGAAACTTTACCAAATCAATATAATGCTAATATGCAAGCCCCAGATAAGTCATATGTATATGACCCAGAAGAAATAGCACGTACAACAATGAAAGAAACAACATTAGATCAAGATAGAAGTGGTAATATTGGTACAACAGAATATTTTGGTCAAGGATATTTAACAAATGATGCTACTATGAGATATACAAGTAAGCAAGATACAGTTAATAATGATTACACAGGTATTGCTGATAGAGAAGGTGGTACAGGATATATGGTTACTGAAATTGATCCAAGATATACAAGCAAACATGATATTTCAAATAATGAATATTATGGTATATCAGGTGATAAAGATAAACGTGCAATGTCTCAAACACAATATGATAATGCTGTTATTAGAGATAGAAAAGAAAAAGCAATTGACCTTAAAGGACGTAGACCTACAAACAGTGGTCCTAAATTAATAAAAGGTGTAGAAGTAGTAAATGCACGCCTTAAAAATAATTGTAAAACAACAAGTACAAGAGAAAATATTAATACAAGTAAAGTATGGCAATCATATGGTGGAGTGGAAACATTAGGAGCACAAGATTGTAATAAACCATTAGATAATGCCTTTAAAAATATATTAGATGTAAAGGTAAATGATGTTACTCAAAAGAATCCATATGTTATATCTGTAACTGATAATTTATAAAATTACGGTATTTTATATTTATTTTAAAAAAAAATGATGATATATATGTTATTATTTTTTACTGTTGCCATTTTGGCACAAGAAGGCAAAAAACAGAAATGTCTCTGTTTCTGTACCCTTCACGGAATGGTGTAAAGGTCTATGACCACAAGATGGAGAACTTTACTGGTGAGATCTCTAACCCACGGATTCAGATGCGCCTGGACAAGGAAGCTGAATCCATGATGAAGGAAGGCAACCTGAGTAAACTTAATATTTACGTCTCCATGCCAACCTTTGTCAAAACCCACTACAAGATTTTGATGGGCGGAGTGAAAGGGACTCCTTACGAAGGAGGTCTCATAAAGATCAACATGTACGTACCTAATACGTACCCGGCAATGCCCCCGTTATGTCATTTCGCTTCCGGATTGGGAGATAAACGCTTGCACCCAAACTATTACGTGGATGGTAAAATTTGCCTTTCACTCTTGGGAACTTGGGGTAATACCTGGAGCGCCGCTACAAAGATGGAGATCATCTTGTGCGCGATCCAGGAGAGAATGTGCGAGCACCCATTGACTTGCGAACCAGGGTATGAAGAAGCACCGAAGACTCGCAAGTTTGAGAATGATACGTATAATAACCTCGTTATGTACGAGGTCATTCGTGTGACGGTGGTAGAACAATTCATGCACTGGAATAAGTATGATTTGAAGAAACTCGTGGAGAAAGACCCTGATACCTTGAAGAAAGTCAAAGGATCAGAGGTGGAATACGAGATGGACATAATCCCGAAGGCGATTGAGTTGTTCAAATCATCTTATGATTCAGGAGTGTATCATAAGAAAATCTCTGCTCTCGAAGAGCTTGGGTTGGAAGGAAAGGTTTTAACGTGTCTATGGTTCAGTAGCAAGTTACAATTAGAGAGTCTGAGGACGGATTTGGAGAATGTCAAGAAGATTGTTGACGCTCTTAGTTGACAGATGAATAAATTCAAAGTCAACTTTGACATTTAAAAAAAATTTTTTTTAAATTTTATATTTTATTTTATTTTATTTTATTTTTTAAAAATTTAGTTTATATTTTTTATGACGGAGCATCTCCTTCTAAATGATGAACTTGTTTATATGATAATATCATTTCATTTAAACCTTTGCCTGGTTCAACTAATGGCAAGCATAATGTACTTTTTAAACGAAACTCACATATAATTGGACCATCATAATCTAATGTATCAATGATACTCATATGTATATCCTTTTCATTATCACATAATATGTTAGTAATACCATAACTTTCACCTAATTTACAATAATCAGGATTAGTAGGTAAATCTGTTGCTACAATATTATTATCAAAGAATAATTGTTCCCACGCTCTCACCATAGATAAATTACTATCATTCATTATGAAAATTTTAATTGGTAAATTATATCTTTTAATAGTTTGTAAATCAGCTAACGTATGATTAAATGAACCATCGCCATCAATTAATATAATTCTTTTATTTGGATTAGCAATTTGAGCTCCTATTGCGTATGGTAATCCAACACCCATAACTCCTAAACTACCAGAACTGATAAATGATTTAGGATTAGTCCATTTAATAAATTGACTAGCCATCATTTGATGATTACCTACGCCAGTAGTTATAATATAATCCATATTTCTATCTGTTGTTTTAAATATTTTACTATGATGTAATATATGATTAATTTGTCTAATAATATATTGTGTAGTTAATTTATGTTTAATAAGTTCGATTTTAGGATATTTTCTAATTTGTCTTATCCACTTATTAGTATTAATATGTATATTATTAATATATTTTTTTGAATTTATAGTTTGTAAAAAGTTTTTACACGAAATTTCATATTTATGTAATGTTCTTCCAGATATATTTTTAATATTTTTACCTAAATCATCATTATCAATATTTACATGAATAATATTTTTACAATTTGGTGCGTAACTATCAATTGTACCGATTGTTCTATCATCAAATCTTGAACCAAGAGCAATAATACAATCAGAATTATGAATTGCTAAATTTGCTCTTGGATGTCCGTGCATTCCTAAAAATCCTAAACTATATGGATTATTTTCATTTACGCAACCATTTGCGTGAATAGTTGTAGTAATAGGAATTTTAGTTTTATTAACAAAATATGTTAATTCTTTATATGAGCTATTGCATCCTTGACCTACATATAATATAGGTTTTTTGGAATTATTAATAATATCAATAATTTGATGATAATTAATTTGTTTATTACTTTCATTACTTATCATATCTATATTCATATTCATATTGATATTCATAAATTTACTAGATTTATCAACGACATATTTTTTTGTTAATAAATCTTTAGGTAAATCAATATGAACTACTCCTTTTCTTTTATGATTAGCTATATAAAATGCTTTATTAATAATTTCAGTAATATCATCTGTTTCTTTTATCTGGTAAGACCATTTAGTACAAGGTTCTGTAATTTTAACAGCATTACATTCTTGAAAAGCTCTTGTACCTAACGCACTTGTTGAAACTTGTCCTGATAAGACAATTAAAGGTGTTGAATCATTTTGAGCATCTAAAATTGGAGTCACCATATTAGTTAGTCCAGGACCACTTGTAACAATACAAACACCGGTTCTTTCTGTTGTTTTAGCATAACCAGTAGCACTATGACCACAATTTTGTTCATGATTATTAATATAATAATTAATTTTAGAATAATATTTATTTTTAAATTGATCTATTAATGGCATAATAGCACCACCAGAATATATAAATACATTTTTTGTATTATTACGCAATAATGCTTTATATATTAATTGTGAGCCTGATAACATATTATAATAATTTACTTAACTAATATAATTAAATTAATTAATTTATATGATTATAGTTTTAAGTATTAGAAAAAAATGAAATACATAATCATTTTTTTCTATATAAAATATAATAAGATATATATATGATATATAGTATATCATAAGTAATAAATATACATAATGAATAATATAATATCAAATATAACAATTAATAAAGTATATAATTTATATTTATATTTAAAATATGATTATATATATTGTAATTTATATTATAAAGGAAAAATTAATAGTTATAAAGAAAATATTGAAATAGGTAATTATTATTTTTCAACATTTAATGTTAATATAGTAAAAAAGGTTAATGAAGAATTATATAATACATTATATAACAAACATATATATTTTAATCATTTAATTAAAACAATAGAAAATGATATAAATGAAATAATTACATATAATATAGAAGAATATATTATAAAAACAAATGATAATGATTTTCCTAAATTATATAATCTATTATATAATTATAGAGTTCAATTAAATAATAATAATTATGATTATGTTATAACTTTTCAAAGATTTTTACAAGAATATAATGAATATGTAAGTATTAATTCTAAAAAAATAAATGAATTATATAATTATAATGATGAAATTACAATAAATAATTGAATCTAGAAAAAATGCTAAATATTTTACTAATATTATATACCTATATAAAGAAGTTTAATAATATATTTATTTAATATAATGTCAAATTTAATGTATCCAAAACTAGATTCTTTACTTGTCAATTCACATATTAAAATTATTACATTATGTGGTTCTACTAAATATAAGAATACATTTTTAGAAATAAATCAAATTTTAACTTTTCATAACAAAATAGTATTAATGCCAGGTGTTTATGGTCATGCAGATAATATTACCATTAAAGATACTGAGAAAGAAAATTTGGATAAATTACATAAAGAAAAAATAGATATGTGTGATGCAATTTTAGTTTTAAATATAGATAATTATATAGGATATTCAACAAAAACAGAAATAGATTATGCTAAAATAAAAAATAAATTAATTTATTATTTATGTTAAATTAACATACTTTAAGATTATATGCTTGTAATGATATTGCAATAGAAATCCACAAAATTTCAAAAGATATTAAAAGACTAACAAATACCATATTTAAAGAAGAGAAATGTAAAACTCTCATTAAGATTGTTAATAATAATCCAAATAAAATTAATAATTGGTAAAAATTACTTTTTTTAATTTGTGTGGTATAAATTACCCAAGAATTTTCAAGAATTAATTGTAATACAAATAAAGATAAAATTATGGTTAATTTATTCCATTCCATTCCTTTATAATTAGTAAGTACATAATATAAAGCAAAACCATTTAATAAATATAATGTACTCCATATAATTGAAAACATATAACCAGGTGGTTGCCAGAAAGGTTTTGTTTCTCCATCTTTATTGAAATTATTTTCATTTCTAAAGATATATGAAATAACAAAACCAAGAATTAATGGAATAAAAATGACAAGTTGATACATTAAATATAATCGTTAATTTTAATATTTTTTATTAAATATATATTTTTATCTTAATATATATTATATATTATATATTATATAAATGTGTAAATAAAATATTAAAACAATTAAATTTAATGAAAAAAATGTTAAACAATTGTTAAATATTTATAATAATATCAATCAAATACATTAATGAATATATACCGTTCATTTTATATTTTATTATTTATGCTAATATTCTTCAAGTTTAACTTCTTTAGTACGTTCCCAAGGCTCTAAATATTTAATTTTTAAAAAGTCAAATATATCTTTTTCGGTTTTAAATTGTAATAAATCAATGTACTTTCCATTGCTCTTATCTTTTAATCCATATTGACTAAGTGAATATCCATATTTAAGTGCTATATTTCTCATTTGAATATTAACATTCGGAGAACCAGTAAAGTATAGAATTTGAAAAGGATATTCGTTAAATGTTGACGCAATAATATCAAGTCGTCGTGGAACAGAACGTTTAGTCATTTTACACACACCCATATATTTATGAGAACCTTGTGCTAAATCTTCAATAATATATTCC